TCCCAAGGCAAACCAGTACCATCTTCATCTGTTTTCTCCGGTATTTGTTTAAGTCCAAAAGTAATCATAGGATCTAGTGCAAGGCGGCATCCTTCGAAGAACTCAGAATTGCCTGCTTCGGCTTGGGCTAGAATAATAGCTTCTTTGTTCAAACGACTAGGATGATCTTCTAAAGAACTAATAACTGAATAGCAAGGATCGCTCATTTTGACTCCACTGATTAACTGTACAAGTGTATATTATACAGAGTAATTATCAGTAAGTCAAGTGTGTTGATGTCTTAAATGGCTTGCCTAAATAGGCATTTTCTAATTGGCGCATAATTAAATTTTTCATTCTGCGTATAATTGGATGATTGTGATTCCAATCAAATGCTTTTAAATAGTCGCACCATGTAGCAGTTTTATGTTTTCGACAATGATTGGAATCTAAATACTTGCCAATTTGGCTAGGATCATAGCCAAACCGATCAATTAACTCGCAGGCTATATTGAATGCATGTGCACCCATTTCGTCTCTATCGCCGTAATATTCTTGTTTTTTACGATCTTTAGTTAGTTCTGCTGTACTTTGGTAACCAGGCAATGGTTTAAAATTTCTAGCACGAAATTGGCGCATATGAACCATTTCATGCAATACAACATCTGCAAATCTAATAGCCATTCGTTTAAATCGATAGTCGGTTAGTTTTAATTTCTTATCGTCTGGATTGTAATTAAAGTTTACTTCGATAGCAGGTTTACACTTTTTATCTAAATTACTGTAGTAAACTCCGCCTAAGAATACAAATCCTTTAGTTGTTGGTGCATAGAAACACTTTTTAAGTTTAATAGGCAGATATGCTTTAATGTGTTTATTGATGCGTTTTTGTATTTGTCCAGGAGACAAGTCTTTTCCTACGATTTCGCCAGCGAGCGAATAGAACATAGAGTACAGGTTACTGCGAGTAAGTTCGGACCAGTCAAATGGTAGTTGGGCCATAGTACACTCCTAGACATAGCTATTTATAGTATACTACGGTCAACCATTATATACGCACTTTATGGGCGTTTTGTTAAGTTCTGCGGGTAACTATTTCGTCAACCAACCCAAAATCTACAGCTTCTTGGGCACTCATAAAGTTATCCCGTTCCATAGCTGAGTAGAACTCTTCAAATGTTTTGCCCTTGCTATTATGGTCAACATAAATTTGGGTCAAACTCTGCTTCATCTTTAGGATCTCTTTTACTTGGATTTCCATGTCTGTAGCTTGTCCTCCAGCACCACCGCTAGGTTGATGAATCATGTGGCGAGCGTTTGGTAGAATCTTGCGTTTGCCAGGAGCGCCAGCAGTGGCGAGTAAACTACCCATCGAGCAAGCCTGTCCCATAACGATGGTCGATACATCTGGTTTTATGAACTGAATTGTATCGTAAATTGCCATGCCAGCGGTAACAACACCGCCAGGGCTATTAATGAAAAAGTTAATATCCTCATTACCTTGACTTTCTAAGAATAACAATTGAGCTACAATCAAACTTGCCGAATGTTCATTAACATCCGTATCTAACATAACGATACGATCTTTTAGCAAACGACTATAAATGTCATAACTGCGTTCTCCTCGAGCTTCTTGCTCAATTACCATTGGTACTAAATTAGGCATTGTTTTCCTTTGTAATAAATGGTTCTAAGTTGGGAGGAATCCACCCAATTGGTTTTAATACTTTGCCGTCCTCGCGCTTGCGCACAAGTCCAGTCTCTTTGTCAATCTTGGCAAAGTTAGTTGACATTACTTCTCGCCAGGCACCTTCTGCATCAAACCCTGCGCTATGGATAGCACCAATTGTAACAACCAAAATGTCAATTAAGGCATCTAACATTTCTACACGGTCATCTTCATTATTGGCTGTAAACAATTCATTGTATTCTTCTTTGATGAGATTTAGATACAGCGAAAATTGTTCATTGTTGAAAGTATCAACAGTTTGGCCACAAGCCTTCATAAACTTTTCTTGATCACGAAACGGATTCATTGTATCTCCATTGTTAAATTAAATTCTTCATCATGTTGGCTAAGATAGTAACTAGCCAACTTAAACATTGTACGGGCATGTTCGATATCTACAGGAACAATAATGCGTTCGCCTTCTCGTAGTTGGCGCAATTCTTCTGCGTCCTGTATAGCTTGACGCTCCATGGCTTCGTAATCTCGAGCCATTTCCATTAATTCAATTTCGTTATACAGCATTTGATGTATCGTATGTTTTAGCAAAGATATCTTTCTTTACTACACCATAATCTCCAGGACCATGGCGCACAATATAGTCCTCACCTGACTTGTAATTCAAATCTCCCCATGAAGCATGTACTACGCCATCGTGATCAGCCAACTTAGCATGTTTATGAATCTTCTTAGGAGTAGCAGTACCGTCACTGTTATCATCATAGTATTCAGCAAACTTTTTTGGATCTACTGGATACTGCTCGCCTTTTGGACCTGTGATGATTTTATGTCCGGCTTGGTAGTCAACTGGACCTTCGAGTGTATCCACCGTTCCGGAATCTATAGCAGTCGTATAATGGATAGGAGTAGGATGTTTGTAAGTTTCAAACGAACCTGTCTTGAACCAATTATCTGTGATGCCTTCGGCTGTTTCTACAATTTTAATAAATTCTTTAATCATACTAGTTTTGAATAGTTGTTTGTCCAATTACAGCACCGGGCTTTTGTAGTGCAACTTCTCGACGAGCTTTATATTCAGCGTTGTCTACATCCATTAATTTAAGTTCACTAGTTTGTCCGGTATCTGGTACTACTACACCGACTACTTTACTTTGTGACTGTTTACTAGATGGTATGGTTTCTTCTTTAGGATCTGAATTATCTAGTTCTTTAAACGCATTATTGGCACGTTCTTCAGTGGTTAGTTCTCTCGGAGGTTGTGCTTTTACTTCTTTCTTAGCAAGAGATTTTTGACCTTTGAAAATATTAGCTTCTCCTACTGGCAATGCAATTAAAACATAGGTACGATATCGATTACCTTCAGATATATGTTTAAGCTCTTTAACCTCGACCCCAGTTAAATCAATCTCTTTACATTTTGTCTGCATAGCTAACTCAGTAAAACTTTGATTACCGGACTCTGTTTCTCGATTATAAATCTTTGTACTTTGATTTGCAGTGCCGCCAGCCGCCATACAAATTTTACCAAATGCGATAGATTTAGCTTTATGGTCGGCCATAGCCCAATCGCTGCTGACAGCGGTTCCATTTTCATAAACGGCATTTTCACTTGTTGGCAAATGATTCATCCATTCGGGCGCCTGTGATATAGTTCTTTCTACAAGAGCATTAGCTTTTTGTGTTTGCTCTAGTTGAATTCGTCTTGCATACTCGTCAGGGGTAATAGTGACTACCTTTTCCGGTGGAGAAGTGGTAACTGTGCTACAACCTGTCAACATGGCTAAAACTAGGTATGCACTAGAAATTCCTAGCCACATATAATTTTTTACTGGGTAATTGTTCATTTTGCTAACTCCTGACTCTGTGTTTTAACTGTGTCTACGCCTTTATCTAACATCCTAGCGATACCGCTGAATCCAACGGTAGCTAGGATCAATCCAAAGATTGTGCCTGCTATAAATGCCTTCATATAAACTCCGTGTGTGTTAAGATGTAATTAGTATAATTGAAATCTGATGTTATGTCAACATAGGATCTTGCCAATCAACTATCATGATATCTACATTCTATATTGGATTCACTACGAAACTTGCCACCAATATCTAAAAGTAGATTCTTTCTAGCTCGTTCTCGAGCGTAATAACAGAGACTTTCTTGTTGTTCGAGACCAATTTCATGTTCGGTCAAATGGTGTGTTTCGCCGTCGACATCTAGATCAAATTCTACAGTGCATAGATTTCTAGGACCGGATTTTTCTTTAATCTTAATCAAATTTCGTATTTCACTGACAGTGTGTTCAGTGACTAATTTACTAGAAGTTGCTACATCACATCCGTCAGGTTTGGCCGGAACTTCGACTGGTACTTCTTTGATTTGTACTATTACTTGCGGTGGTGCTTGGTCGCAGGCTGCAAGTAATAGAACTGTTAATATCGATAGGTATTTCATCTCTAATCTCGTGTAGATACGATATTAGTATTATATGTTCATTACTGATATTTGTCATCCAATTCGACACTCGAAAGTCCAGCAATGGTTTGGAACTTTTCCCAAGCCAATTTAGCGGCAGGATTCTTTTCCAATTCACTATTTGGCAATACTGCTTCTAGCCAAATTTCTGGACGGCGACTTGGGTGAGCGCCGAACTGACGAGGCTGATGTAGTTTGCCAGTTTCCAAAAGTTCAATGCTGACACTACGAAAACGGTCTTCGTCTTCAGGCGGATAGTTACGCCATTCTGGATTACTTAATCCGTAAGGCTCTCGATAGCCGTCCCATATACTCTGCCATTGCTCGTCAATTCTCGGATCAAAATCTGTTCGAGCAATAATAATGAGAACATCGTCGATATCTACAATTCCGTCAACGATATCCTTTACGCAACGGCTATAACTAAGACCAATTTTCATTTGTTTTGTTTCTTGCTGTATTTGGCTGCAAATGTAAATCTGTAGGCATTTGATTCGCAAGTCTGAACTCTTGCGGCATGTAAAATACTAGAATCAAATACCAAAACTCTCCCTGATACAAAAGGACTAGTATATCCAATTTCTCCATTGCCATCTAAGAAAATTGTTTCACCACCCCAGTCCATCATCCAAAACGGATTCATATAATACAATAAAGTCATGTATCCTTCTTCTGACATATCATCGTGCAGCCGATGAGCATCTGAAGGTATACCTAAATTTATATAGGCTCGTTCCATAATCCTGTCTTTTAACAAATTAGTTAAAGGATGATTGTTTGATAATAATTCAAAAAAGCCAAACTTTTTTAACAGTACATTATCAAGTTCAGACATAAATTTTTGTTCCCAACCAGGATTACCCGGAAGATCGTTATTGGCGAGATAGTAAGGAAAAGTCCTACCTGTATTGTACATGTGGATCTGTTGTTCTTTATCAAACACATTATCAAATACAGTAATATCTAGTCCGTTAATCATCGACCAACCTGAGTTCTAGTTATTGTAGGGCCGGCGCTTTCAAAGTCCATTCCGGCACTACGCCCTTCATAGCATCGACCATTCCATAACATGCCAATTTTAACGCTTTTGTTAACGATCACAGTGAGTGATTCTTTCTCTACAAAATCATGAACAACTGCCTCAGTTAGTTTGTTAGATTTACTAACTTTTATTTGACAGGTATCACTATGCCTTAGTATTGTTGCCATTGATTGACTCCAATTCTGTGATTCTAGATCGTAATTGTGCAACCGCACTTTCTAGTTTTTCAATATGTGCAGCCACTTGCTCAATAAACTTAGCATGATTATCTGCGGTTGTTCTAAGCATTTCAGAAACACTTAGCGATTTTGCTTCATCTGTCATATTATATCTCCAATAAAATTTGTGGGTTCCAAAGACTGTCAGGCTCGTGGCCTTCGTATCCTCTAGGGTTGCAAACTATACGAGTAGAGCCAATCATATAGTCAAAACACTGATGCATATGGCCATGTGTCCATAATTTAATTTGTGGGTGATCCAAAATAAAATCACTAAGGTCACTAGCATAGCCACCATTCATAATAGTCTGGCCTCGATACTGTTCATGTATACTGCTAAAACTAGGAGCATGATGCCCTACGACTACATACTTCTTAAGCGGATCAGTTTCTACTACAGTTCGAATATAGTCAACAGTTTCCTTAAAACGCGATGCGGCTTCCATAGGAGTAAAGCGTGTGAATCCTTTTAGATCATTTTTAATGATTCTAAAGTCATTCATCATGTCTTTAATACCATTTAAGGTCAGCGGATCGCCTTTGTTCATATCTGTCCAAAGTGTTCCACCTACGAATGTTACATCATCAATAGTCTTACTGTCTTTTTCCAAAAAGTAGATGTTAGGAAACCTAGCGCACTCTGCTTTAAGGTGGTCGATACTACCATGCCAACGACCGTGATAAAATTCATGATTACCTGCAATATAAATTACATGTGGAAACTGAAAACTGCAACGCTTGAGGAAATCTCTAAAACGCTGAGCCCGTGACTGTGCACGGCCCAAGTTAGGAATATTCACAGGATCAGCAGGATGTACTTCTGGATGGTCGTGCAGATCCTCGGCAATTAAAATATCGCCACCAAGGATCAACACATCATAGTTGTTGTCGTTTTGAATATTGATGTCACTGAACTCTAAATGAAGGTCACTGACCAATTTGATTCTCATTTAATCCTCTTCGTTGTATTCGTCTACAAATGAATAGTTGTAGTGTTCTTTCTTAAACTTATCCGCATCTTCTTTTGCAAGACGCCCTGATTTATGTTCGTCAATAGCATAGCGTAGTGCTTCTTCAATAAATTCGTTAAAGGTCATGTCACGCTCGTGTGCCATTTTCATATATTGTAACAGTTCATAGTCTGGCATGTCAATCGGAATAGATACTCGAGTGTCGTAATCTCCGCCTGCTTTGATTGCTAGACATTTGGAAATAAAATCATCATCCACAGCCAAATCAACATACTCTACATCGTCCCATGCTTCTTTTTTACTAACATTACGACGCTTGGCTTCCTTCTTCATTTTCTTAAGGAAGTCTTCATTGAACATGCGATAGGCACGATTATGGACATAATCGTGTGCCTGCACTTCGTATACGGTATGATTTTTAGTATCAAAGATGATAGTAAAACTATATCCGTCTTGTTCACCGTTCCATGAGTCTAGCATGTAGGCATTTGGACCATAACATTCCCATCCGTATTTGCTACCTTCAGTTATACGATAGTCCACTAACTCCATGAATTCTTTCATAGTAATCATTTTGTTTCCTTTATAATGTTTACGGTATATTTCTGTTCACACGATCGATATCTGCTGATTTCAAAATATATGCACCTTCGTGATATGCTTTGGTATGATTGAACACAAACCATCCAGTTATAATATATTTGTATTCGTTAGGGGCACATATACCTCTATGAGTGTGAGTCCAATCAGCGGGCCAAATTAATGTAAGACCTTTTTCAGGTTTGATCTGTAGAGACTGGTGGAAAAATTCTGTACCACCGCCCTCTTCAATATCGTTGAGATAAGTCATGTAAACTAAATGCCTGGTAACTACTGCAGGGTCTCCATCATTTTCACAATGCCAATTATGGTAGAATCTTCCAGGATCATATCTCTGTACTTTGATGCCACTTCTCAAAGCCCACATCTCCATTTGTTGATAGGAATAGTAAAATTCTTTTTTATATTCTTCTAGACAACCAAATAGCGACCGTAGATAGTTAGCTCGCTGTTCCAATTCAAAATGCTCTAGCCACGCATTTTCATATTCTTTAATACCTGGAGAGAATAAATTTGGTTCCTGTTTTGCATAATCGACAATTGCATCACAAATATCAGGATCAATATAGTATCCCCTTATAAAGGGATTTTGTTTGTTCAAACTGTGTTCTTTCATTGTGCCGCCTTTACATAATTTAATCTAGTTTCATCATTGCCGTGTTTCCAATGTTTGCTGTTGTCTTTAACTCGAGCTTTGACGATGATACATGGCCCTCTTTTAAGTTCTACTTGGCTCATCCAAGATGCCATTCTGCTGTTTATTATAGCACAAATATTCCATCCTGTAAAGTTCTTTGACTTTACAACTTCTAATATTTCGCAATCTAAATCTGCCAAACGATCTCCAGGTTTACCTAGAAAGCCTTCTTCCACCTGCCGTGCAACTTTTTTGATTTTGTTCTGTACGACATCTCGAGCATATACACTGGGCAGACAGGCCACATACCCAAACTCATTTTCTTTAATTGTGTCACCACTCAGTAAAGAATTAACTTTGGTTTGAAATTCATTTTCACCTTCGATAGCGGCAAACAATAGTCGCTTGTAATACTTTTGAATTTCCTCTGCACCAGCAATGTCTTCGGGAAGAACTTTAAGAGGGAAAGGTTGTTCTTTTGGGTCAGCAGTCCAAATTGCAGGAGTTAATGTGCAAAGCATCAACATCTTGTTAGTATGGTTAGAGTACAAGTATCTGCCGTCCTCTGAATATACAGTTTCGGATTCTTTGAGATATGCACGATTGACTCGCTGTGCCGCACAGGCCAATTCTAATACTTGCTGTGTGGGAAATTCTTTTGGTTGCATCTCGCTTGCCGAATTAGTTAATATACAAGTATTTTACACGAATATGTATCTCTTGTCAATCGTTTCCAAATGCTGATATATCTTTTTGGCTAATTTTTTGGTAATAGTACTTATACCAAAATATTCAATATAAGCTCGCAAAGTTGAACTAACATAAACCGTTCCGGTACGCATTTTGCTCATTTTACTAATTCTACTTAAATTGCGTTGGGCGCGAGATCGATCCATGACTCGTAGTAGTTCAATAGCTATACTAAATGCATACGCATCTTGTTCATCTTGATCTTGAAGATATTGGTAATAGGGACTAGGAGTATGGGCGCCGTATTCTTTAAAATTCCTGCGCATGCTTTGGTGCTGATGTCTAAATTCATGTACAACCGCATCAAATATTTCTAATAAAAATAATTTGATTTGTCTAGGCCCGAAATGTTCAGTACTGTCTAAATTATGATAAACTAATACTTCTATAGGAGTTTCATTATGGGCATCATTATCGCTATCGTAATAGGCCATAACATACCACTTGTCATTGTCTAAACTTTTATCTTTTTTACTTTTTAAATCTATATCAAAGTTGTAAAGTTTAAAAGTGTTGCGTGTTCTAGCAATTAGATTTTTTAGTGTAGTTATTTCAGGAATCTCTTCTTGAACTGTACTACATACTCGATATACCTGTTCAAGAATACTGTTCATTTTTCACAACCTATAAGTTACACGACCTTTGGTTAAATCATAAGGGCTTACTTCTAAACGAACACTGTCGCCTAATATGATTCTAATTTTATTTTGTTTCAATTTGCCACCCAAATAACAAAGCAGAGCATTTGGTACATTTTCTACTGATACACGAAACATATTACCAGGTAATACTTCATCAACAGTTCCTATTAATTCTATAATATCGTCTTTAGCCATTAGTTATTTTTTCAAGGATATAAGATCCATCTCCGTTGTCTTTCCACTCAAGTGTATCTCCTTCTTTCCAACCAGCTTGTTCTAAAAGATCTTCTGGAAATGGGAGGATTATTTCTCCGGTTTCCGGATCTTCTTCTAAAGTTATAGTCCATTGTGTCATAGTATTATTTACTCTTAAACTCGTTCATCTTTCCACGGAATTGGTCTCCAACCCAAACGGTTTAGATCCAATTCAATTTCTTCAGTAACTTGACCTTCCGGCACATAGCCTTCTGAACGGACGTCTTCCATACTTAGATCACCACCGATACCACTACAATACCAATTGATATAATCACCTTCTTCACGCATGTCAGCAATTATACCACCGGCATGGCGCCAACTGCAACTCCAAGTTTCACCTTTCATTTCTTGCCAAAACTCTCTGCTTTGCCAAGTCATATTACACATTGCGGCATATAAGTTTTGAGCATACGCATCGCTGGCTTTGACTTTGTCGCATAGTTCTTTGGAACTGCGTAAATCGTATTCCATATTATTCTTTTGCCACTCTGGATCCTTAAGGTTCTCCGCGTCTTGTTCTCGCCAAGTTTTGTACATGGCGGTATAGGCAGGACTAGGCTCTTTGCCTTCTTTCTCACAGCGTTTGATATACCCTTCTTTTTGAAAGGTATAACGCTCAGGGCTACTTGCTACTTTTTTCATTTATGAAAATTACCTTGAATACAATGACGCACTTCATGTCCGATTGTGTGAAAATTTGCTGTAGTGGCTGTGACTATTGTACACTCAGTCATATCCCAGTTCCAAAAACTACATGCTTCAATGCTATACCCAAATGTACCTTTACCTCGACGAATCGATTCTGCATTACAAGTTTGCTGTACATTTTTACTTTGAACAAAAGTTATTTTAACTTCGTTCGTTTCATTATGTGTCATATCAAACTGTTGATGCGGGTCTTCATAGTATGCAAACGCATTAGCAGATAACAATGTTATAATTAATAGTGCCTTTTTCATTCTGTGCCTCTGTGTATTAAAATGGTGTAGACGGTAGGATTCGAACCTACAAAGTCGCTCAATGAGCTAGACCCGTTCCCAGCAAGCCGGAGGTATACCATGTTCCACTCACGTCTACAATATGTAGTATAGTATCTAGCGTAAATACTGTCAACATACTCGGTAAATTGAAATGCAAGAAATTAGTTATAAAAACAACACAATACTATTTAATAGGATTATAGTATATGGATGTAGTTTAACAGCCGGAATGGAGTTGGCCGACACTAAAATAGTGCCCGAGTATAGCCAAATTCAAATTGACGAATACAAAAGAATAAATGGTTTAAAAAAATGGATAGAATTGATACAGACCAAAATGTCATTACAAGAAATTGCTAAAATTGAAAATGATCTCACATGGGCTAAAATACTAGCCGATCACTATGATGTCAATTATGTTAACAGAGCGACATACGGCGGAAATAGCGCATCGATGATCTACTACTTGCAAAAAGATTTATCTAATAACTTTATAACCGATAATGATTTAATACTAGTAGGGCATTCGGAAATTAGTCGGTATTTTTGGATTAATCGATTAGGCAAGCCAATAGTCGGTTGTGTAAATGGTACAGATGAGCATTGGCCAAGTAAATTGTTCCATCAAGAATTTTCAAATAATCTAGATTACCGACATCACATGTATAATTGGTATTCTGATATTCAACATTTGAATTTGTTATCGTTGGCGTTAAATGGCAGACTATTGCAACAATATTGTTACAACACTTATCATCAAGAAATGGAAATTAACAATTATAAAGAATTTAAAATAGAAAATTTATATTCTATTATAGATGAGGATTATTCTTTTAATTCTATAGTTGATTGGTCCAATCAGAAAGATACACATACATTTACACACCCTAAAATCAAATTTCATGAAATATTTGCAAATCATTTAATTAGGAAATTACAATGAGCTGGTTAAAAGAAATTTATTATAATTTTGTAATTAAATTGAAACATCGTAGTGTTGTTAAAAACGCAAAAAAAAGAAAACCATTTATAT